GGAACTCTAGCCGTTTCGGGGAGAGAAAAGAGATTATCTACGCGAACACGCCGGTTAATTACTCTTGGGGATGGAATTACCACGAGGGAATTGACCGACACACCGTAAATAATGATTTTGATGTTGCGGTAGCAGATCGCTTGGAACTGCAGTCTCGGGCAAAAACAAAGCAGTTTAATAAGCAGCACGGAAAATTTATTTCCACATCTGCAGGAAAAACTTTAAGTGTTACTGATTATACGGCAGACAATGTATTAAAGCTGTTTAATGAGCTGTCTAAGTATTTTAATAACATCGAAGCAGTTGGAACGAAAAAAATTAAGGTTTGTTCCGATCTGTACAATGCCGTCGTGGATCATCCTTTGAATACGACTGCTAAAAACTCCACTGTAAACATTGATGGAAATGAGGTTGTGAAGTTCAAGGGATTCCTTGTAGAGGAGATTCCGGATGAATTATTCCAGTCTAAAGAATGCGCCTATGCATATATTGCCGGAGTTGCAAAAGCATTTACTGGAATTAACACAGCGAGAACGATTGAATCGGAAGACTTTGACGGAGTAGCTCTGCAGGGAGCTGGTAAGGCTGGAGAATTTATTCCGAATGACAACAAGAAAGCTGTAGTTAAAGTGTCGGTGGGGTAGTACCCACTGACGATACCGCCTTGATTGGCAGTGGGAAGATCGGAAAGGCAAAAGTAGGAAAAGCGAAATAATATAACGGAGGTAGTAGATATGGCATATACACCAACAACATGGAGTGATGGAGACGTTATTACAGCGGAGAAACTGAATAAGTTAGAGCAGGGCGTGAAGAACGAGCAGGTTGGACCAGCAGGACCAGCAGGACCAGCAGGACCAGCAGGACCAGCAGGGGCAAAAGGCGATCAGGGTGCGCAGGGACCAAGTTACACTCTTCCAGCGGCGAACAAAACAACGCTGGGTGGTGTGAAACAGATGGCTTTGATTGCAGATTTGTCGACAGAAACAGCGACTGATCTGAAAAACAAAATCAATGCGATTCTTGCGGAGATGAAAAAACAGGGGATTATGGCGGATTCGTAAGGAGTTGAAATTGAATGTTGGATGATTTAAAAATTCTTCTGGGAATTGACGTTTCCGATAGGGATTCCGATGAAAAGCTTTTACTGATTCTGGAATCTGTGCGAAATCGTTTGAAACTGCTTCTTGGTGGCATGGAAGTGCCATCGAGTATGCAGCATATCGTTACGGATGTGGCAGTGATCCGGTTTAACCGCATTGGCTCTGAGGGCATGTCCTCACATAGCGTGGCTGGAGAAAGTACTACGTACAATGAAAATGATTTTTCCGCCTATATGGACGAGATACAAGCGTATCTTGACTCTGTAGACGGGGTAAAACGTGGGAGGGTGCGATTCCTATGAGGTATGATAAAGCTGTATATTTTCAGACGGTAGAACATGGAGCGTACAATCCAGATACTGGTGATTACGCAGATGACCACGTGACGGAAGTGAAGAAGTACGGAAGCGTTTCAGATACCGGAACAGAAACGATGAACCTGATTTATGGCAGCATTAAACAAGGAAGTCTTACAATTCAATTGCAGACTCATTATGCAGAAATATTCCACCGGATCAGAGTCGGAAGGAAAGTGTACGGAGTGGATTTTGAGCAGAAACTTCGAACAAAGCATGTGTTTGTAGTGTCGGAGGTGCAAAGTGGCAGAAATTAAATTTGAGGGAATTGCAAAGCTGAATAAAGGTTTGAAGAAGCGGATGGATATGAGTGCGGTCAAGAGCACCGTAAAATTGAACGGCTCTGAGATGGAATCAAGGGCGAAAAGAAACGCAGTATTCAAAGGGCATTACGCATGGGAAGAAGGAAAAGGCATGGTATTCAAAAAGCCGACAGGGAATTTGAAACGGAGTATAGATTTAGAAATATCTCCGAATGGACTGAAGGCTACTGTGGAACCGAAGGCAGAGTATGCTGCTTATGTAGAATTAGGCACTCGTAAGATGGAAGCCCAACCCTATTTAAAACCCGCATTTGAGGAGCAAAAGAAACAATTTGAAAAAGATTTGCAGAAACTTGTGAGGTGAGATATGGATCCACAGCAAGAATTATTTACGGAATTACTTACAGAGATCAAAAAATCAGGATATGACGTATATGATGGCTTCTTACCGCCGGATGGTACGCCGTATCCTTTTGTTTATCTTGCAGATAGCCAGCAGACGGACGATGCCAATAAAACGGCTGTGTTTGGCAATGTGTATCAGACCATTCACGTCTGGCACAACAATCCAAGACAGAGGGGAACGGTGTCAAAAATGCTGCTGGCGATCAAAAGCGCATGCAGAAGACTGGATCATACCGAAAATTTTGCATGGAATGTCCGGAATGTAAATCAAAGAATTTTACCGGACACAACAACAAAGCAGCCTCTTTTACACGGGTTGTTGGAAATAGAATTTAGTTTTAGTTAGAGAGGAGAAAAAGCATGTTTGAGACAGGATTACAGTTATTTGCAGAGGCGGTATCTGGCAAGAAAATTGTATATTTGTACCGCCTTGCAGAAAAAGCGAAACAGGAAGCAGCAAAGAATCTTGCGTTCACAACGGAGAATGGAAGAACTAAGAGTAAGGATGCAGATTCTACTGCAACGAAAGACGGTACAATCCGTACACCAGGAGCTGCGGAGACAGAAATTACAGCCACTGCGGTTTTGGCAAAAGGCGATAAATTGATCGCGGAACTTGAGGATGCTATGGATTCCGATAAACTTCTTGAAATTTGGGAAGTAAACCTTGAAGAAGCAGCGGGAGCGGGTCCGAATAAATTTAAGGGAATGTATTTCCAAGGATATCTCACAGAAGTTGAGGTCACGTCTTCTGCAGATGAGAATGTGGAAGTATCCCTTACTTTTGGCATCAACGGATCAGGTAAACGCGGAGATGTAACCGTGACAACGCAGCAGCAGGAAATCGCGAATTACGCGTTTAAGGACAGCGTGAAAGAGGGGTAGTACCCTCTGACGATGTAGCCTTAATCGGCAGAGGTAAAGTAGGAAAGGCAAAAGTAGGAAAAGAATAGATCATGTACATAGAGGGCGGCAAGACCGCTCTCTTTTTAATGGAGGAATAAAAAATGATGGAATTAACAATTAACGGACAGGTGTACCAGTTTAACTTTGGAATGGGATTTTTGAGAGAGATAAACAAGCAGACAAATGTGCCGATAGATGGAGCACCTGGTGTTAAAAAAGATGTGGGGTTCCGGTACGCGCTTATGAATTTGATGGATGGATATCCAGAAGCTCTTGTGAATATTCTTGATGTTGCGAATAAAGGGCAGAACCCAAGAGCAACAAGAGATCTGCTCGATGGTTATATCGATGACGAGAATACAGATATCGATGAGCTTACAGATACAGTAATGGGTTTCTTAAAGAGTGCGAATGCTACGAAGAGGACAACGAAAGAACTTCTGGATGCTGTGGAGAAAGAGAAACAGAGAGTAGAAGAGGAAGAAGCACGGAAAAGAGAGCTGATGGCGTAGGGTTTGAAGAATACTACAAAGAAGCAGCTTTGAATTGTTTTCGGTATCAGGGTTTCAAGAGCTTTGAAGAAGTGGATAGGTTGACAATTCCAGAATACACCCTGCTCATGGAGGCTGTGCAGCTAAGAGAAGTAGATAAGGACTATCGAAATCATCTGCAGGCGTTCTTAAATCTTGCTGTAAAAGCGGAGAAAAAGGCTGGAAAGAATAAGACTAAACCAGTTTATCAGAGATTCAGAAAATTCTTTGATTACGAAAAAGAAGTAGATCGTGTGAGGAACCGAAAGCAAAAAAATGAAAGATTGGACATAATCGGCAGAATGATGAAAGGAGAGTGATGGCATGGCAGAAAGTTTTTCCGTGAAGGCAATATTGTCTGCGCAGGATAAGGGATTTACGTCTGCTTTCAAATCTGCAATGGGCACTGTGAGTAATCTGAAAAGCACGCTCACGAGTGGAATCGGATTTGGAATCATGGCCGGAATTGGACAAAAGGCATTTG